GGTAACAGGAGACACAAACCAAGATTTTAAATTGGGCGATATACGTTTGGATGTCACCAATCGAGGCAGAAGATAATGGCAAGACAAGCACTCACAAGACCAGGCGATAATTACGACAGAGGTTATATGAATAATTTGGTCAGCGAAGTTGAATATCGAGACGGGCAATCCTTTAAAAAAGGTGAACGAATCGAAATTGATGGCGGCGACCAAACCGAATTAGTATTGATTAGTCCAGATGGAACCAAGTACAAACTCAGCGTTGACAACTCAGGAAATCTCTCCACGACCTCAGTCACATAGACAGGCGTGGGAGAAACAATGGGAATGGTGTAAGCCATTGGTGTCATCGTGCTTAAAATATCAAGAAGAATGGGATATACTTGATGTTGAGCGTGGCATAGCAACAGGAAGGCTGATGTTATGGCCCCACCCTTCAAAAGACCAGCAATCTTGCATAATCACAGAATTGGTCGAGTTCCCGCAATACCGAGCCATGAACCTATTGTTCTTGGCGGGAAAGATGTCGGATTGTGAGGAAATATTAGAAGCAGTCACCACTTTCGCCCGCATTGCCGAGTGCAAAAAGATTTTCGGCGGTGGCAGAAAAGGATGGCAAAGATACGCAACACGACACGGATTTAAAAAAGAACACATTATAAGTAAAACATTATGAGTAAAGGCGCAGCAACAGCATCCACAGAACTTGATCCACAACTCAAGGAAAGATATTTAGAAGCGTACTCTGGCATTAAGAGTGCAGCAGACATCCCATTCACGCCATACAGCGGAGATTTGGTTTCAGGATTTAATCCCGATCAAATGGACACGTTTGAAGCCACAAGAGGCATGTTTGGCGATGCCATGGGTTATAACCCCAGAGGTGAGCTTGCGAGCATGGCAACTGGCCCACTGGACATCTCTCAATATCAAAACCCTTATCAAGAACAAGTCATTGATGCTTCGATCAACGATCTTAATCGTGCAAGACAACTGCAACAAATGGGCGCAGAAGATCGTGCCATTCGTGCGGGTGCTTTTGGCGGTTCCAGATCGGGCATATTGGAAGCAGAAGGCGACAGAGCGTATTACGATGCAGTCGGCAGAACTGCGGCTGGATTAAGATCGCAAGGATTCGACAAAGCCAGTCAGCTCGGCATGATGGATCGTGACTACAGAACAGGCATACAATCAGGCATGTTGGGCGATCAATACAGAACACTCGGTTTACTCGGCGGCATTGGCGGTCAAGCTCAAAATCTTGGTCAAGCGGGTCTCGATGCACAATTCGGTGAGTTTGCCAGAGGCGTTGATTATCCACTCAGACAAGCGGGCTTGCTCAGTTCAGCGATCTCAGGCTTGCCATTTGAAGGGCAAACGACACAAAGGAAGTCCACAGGTGTTGGCGATGTCTTGGGCGGATTGCTCGGACTCGGTACTGCAATGGCTGTCGGCAATGTCGGGCCATTTGGCTCTGGCGGAAGGTGGGGTGGAAACTAATGGCATACACACCTTTTAAATTTCCACAGCAACCAACGGTACAACAAACCCTGTCTCAAACGCCTGGTTATTTTGGTCAACTCAATATGCCTGTTCCAAGTGGCCCAGCTACACAGAATCAAGGCATGTTGCCGAGTGCAACGCCTAATGCCACGCCTAAGAATCAAAAGGCAGCAATCATCATGGGTGCTTTATCTGACATATTCAGAGGGCAAGACCCCACGCAAAATACGATTGCTAGGCAGCAACAAATGGTGGCTATGGATGCACAGAGAAAGGCACAGGAAAGATATGATGCGGCTTTTGCAGCAGCAAATCCTCAGATGCAAGCAATTATGGGTCGATATACACCTGAACAGTGGACACAAATACAAGGGCAAGTAGATATTGCAGCGTTGCAAGCACCAGAATACAAAATACAACAATTACGAGATGGGAACTATTACTATGTTGATCCTACTGGCAACAGACCGCCCACACCAGTTTCAACAAACATAGAGGCAAAAGTTGATCCAAAACCGCAAAGCGATTTAGAAAACCAGCTCAGAGATGAATTTAACAATATGTCGGGTGAATTTATCAAAGTCAGAGACGCTTACTCAAGGGTTGATGCGGCGGGCAAAGAGCCAAGTGCTGCGGGTGACTTGGCGTTGATTTTTAACTATATGAAGATGCTTGACCCTGGCTCTACTGTAAGGGAAGGCGAGTTTGCAAACGCACAAAACTCTGCGGGTGTACCACAAAGAATTCAGGCTAAATATAATGAAGTCGTAAGCGGTGAAAGATTATCAGATGAAACTAGATTAGATTTCTTAGATCGCTCTGACTCTCTATATCAGGTTGCATACAACAACCAAATAGCATTAAAGGGAACATACTCTAATATTGCTAAAAACAATAAAGTAAATGTTGATAATGTAGTTATTCCTTATGAGGAATCAGTTTCAAACATAGTCTTTTCAAACAAAATAAATCAAATGAGTTTAAACGAACTTGAGAATTACGACAGATCAAATTTAAGTGAAGAACAAATAAAAATGTTAGATCAGATGATCACGATGAAAACAGTGCCAAATTCAAACGCTGGTCTTGTTCCAAACACAGACATAGATGCTCTTCTTCAAAAATACTGATGGCAACTCTTCAAGAATTAGAAAAAGCTCTAATCAAAGCTGATGCAGCTGGGAATGTCGAAGATGCAAAAGCATTTGCTGATGAAATAAAAAGAATACGCGCCTCACAACAACAGACTCCCCCACAAGAAGAATCATACCTAGAAAGAAGGTTTAGGCAAAAGTCACAAATTGCAGATCAAACCATTGCAGCTCCAGGGTCTGGAGTCGCAAGAGGTGCTGTTGGATTAGCATCCTTACCAGGATTGGTCGAAAGAGGCATGACGTATATTCCAGGCATGGATCAAGGCATTTTAAAAGATGTTATTGGCACTGATTGGGGCGAACAAAGCATCGGAAAATCACAAAGCGGAAAGTATATTTTTCCAGGCTATCAAGATATAAAGCGAAACCTCGATGCAGTCGGTGTTGGCCCTGTATTAGACTATGAGCCTGAATCAAGTCTTGGAAAGTTTGCGCAAACAGGTGCTGAGTGGGCCACTGGTGGATTATTATCAAAACCAGCTTTAATGCCAAAGATGACCAAATTGAGTGCTGGTGGCGGTCTATTCGCTGAAGGCACAGAACAATTAACAGGAAGCGAGGTTGGTGGTGCTGCTGCTGGCATTGGGTCAATGATACCAATGCAAATAGTCTCAGGCATGAACAGAAGCAATGCCCCCCGTATGTTGAAAGAAGCATTATCAGGATTGGATGATGCAAGTCGGAAGAAAGTTCTAAGCGATGCCACAGAGCTTGAGAAATTTGCAAGACAAGTTGGCGTACCATTAACGGGCGCAGAGTCGATTGGCACACAATCAATGCTTGATATATTGGATTTGGCAAGGCAAAACAGGTATGGCGCACCGATCATGGATGACTTTTTGCGAGGCAGACCCGATCAAACAATGGATGCGATCATGGGTTCTCTTGACTCGCTTGCAAAAAAACCAACAAGCACAAAAGAATGGGCTGAAAAAGTGCAAGGAGTGGCTGAACAATACATAAAGAGAGCGCAACAAACAAGGACAGCAAAATCACAGGCAGCGGGATATACAGCTGCTGATACAGAGGTGGTTTCTCCAACATTGGTGAACAATATTATTAGAAACATTGACGAGGCGATGAAAGCATCGAAACCTGGTGAGCCTGTTTATAAAAAATTGAATGAGATAAAAAGCCGTTTAGTTTCTGAGCCAGCCAAGAAAGGAAAGGTACTCGATGCAAGCGGACAAGCAACAACCACCCCACCAGTTCCAGAAATAAGAATGGTTATATTGGATGGCATAAGAAAAGACCTTGATGAAGTCATACAGCTTTCAGGAAACCCAAATGCAAAAGAAGCCGTTAAAAAGATTGTAAGCTCATCAATAAGACCGATTGTAAATGACATTGATGAAGTGCTTTTGACAAACCCTAATTTTCAAGCGGGCAGAGAGATGTTTGCGAAAGAAAGTGAAATGGTTGTCAATGTCTTGGAAAAATACATGGGTGCATTTAATAAGGCGAACATCAAGCCCACTGCAATCACAAAACTTGTCTTTGATCCAAAAAACGCCAGCGCAGCCGATGTCAAAAAAATAAGTAAAGTAATGAATACCTTAGACCCCGATCTCTTTCCTGAGATTGCAAGAAAATATTTAGATGATGTATTTGAGACTGCTGCTAAACCAACACAAGGTGGAATCATAAATATTGGCCCTAAATTTGCCAAAGATGTATTCAGTGGTGGCAACACTGAACAAAGGGCGGTGTTTATGGCAATGCTTGATGGCGTGGCTGATGCAAAAAACTTAAGTTTCAGCCAAACAAAAGATTTCAAAGTGGGATTTGAAAGACTGATGAGGGTACTGCAAAGAACAGGTAAAATGCCTGGTGGAAACTCTGCAACCTTCCAAAGACAACAAATGGCGGATATGGCAAGCGAATCAACCATCGGTAAAGGATTGGATGTAATTTCAGCGCAACCTTTTCAATCCACTAGGAATTTTCTTAGAGAGCTTGTGGAGAAAAGAACCATTGAAGATTTAGCAAAAATAATGACTTCACCCAATTCAGTAGAAGAAATTATCAAGCTCTCAAAAGTTGAGCCATCAAGATTGAGTACATTAATGGATAATGCTGTGGTTTATAGCTCTGCTGGCGCAAGAGAAATGCAACAAGGGATGGGAAACTAAACCAACACCAATAGTATTGTTTGTATGATAAGACCATAAAGAGCAATCTTGTAATTCATACGCAATCGCTCAATTTCAGCAAGCAGTTTTTGACGTTCCTCATCACTCATAATTATTCAAAGTCATTTAGAATATCTATTATTTTCAGATAGCCCTGTATGTCATCTTGGGTATCGGCTTTGTCTGGATTGTTATACAAACGCACTGATTTGAACAACACCATCATCGTTGCTGCTTGTTCGGGTGTGATATCGACATCAAGCACCCCACTCCACACTCTCGCCAACTGGCGCATGAATCGTCTTGGATGACCGTATTCGAGTCCTTTGGTGTGGATCAGTTCATCCACTTGAAATTCATTTTGTATCATTACACATCCTCGTCAAACAAATCAGCCTCTGCTTGTCTGCGCCTAGTTAATCCTTCCAGCTCTGTCAGCTCACCATTGACTCTGGCTTTGTTCCATCGCTTGAGCTGTGCTGACACATCCTCATATTTGCCTTGGTTTAAGCGTTTAAGCAATGTGCTGTCTTTCAGGTTTGTTGGCCCTAAGTTGTAAACAAAGCTCACCAGTGCTGCATGTTGGTTTGGGTTCAAAGGCACATTCACCATTTGATTGACATAGCCTTCGTATTCTCGCAACTCTTTATCAAGCATTATTTCTGCAAACTTCTCAGTGATGGTGTCGCCGTCTTTAACGCCTTTGGTGTGACCAAAGCCGATGGTTGGTACATTGGCAGCATCGCGATAAGCATTTGTTTTTAATCCCTCAAACTCTTTAATGAGATTGAGTCCTTTGTTGTTGATCTTGTTCATGTGAACTCCCAGTAAAACAATCGTCAAAATGACGATGATAAATTTAAGACTCAATCGTCTTGGTTTCAGTAATGATTTGAGGTGTTTCTTCATCACGCTTTGCAAACTCTTGTTGCAATCGATCCGTTAAGAGGTTTTGATTCAACACCAATGATTGCCTCAACAAGCCTTGCATATGTGTATCATCGTGTGTCTGCAATGCCTGATTGATGTTTTTGAGATCGTTGACAAGGTTTGCCTCAACTTCATTCAATTCATCTTCAGGTATCTCGGTTTCAACGCCTTCTGCATTCTCATACTTGATGACGGGTGTTACTTCTTCTTCGGTTGCTTCGTTTTTCACTTCTTCGTTCATTGTTTTTCCTTATTTAATAATTGTAATTTTTTGTGGCTTCTTCCCATTCGTTGACTGCAACAGCAACGCAATGCGTGTTTCTGGCTTTGACCTTTTTCACAAACCATTCTGAATAGTCGCCTTTGTTTTGCTCAAACCAGGCGATAAAATTAGGATCATCTCGTTTAAATGCAACGCCCTCAACATAGGGTCTGGTCTCATTGAGACGTGTGTGGTTTTTAATCATGTCTAAACGGCTCCTTGCTGGTTCTGTCTCTGTATTTGTCAGCTAGAAAATTGCGGGCCACTCGATAGTATGCAAACAAGTTTTTATATGGTTGCTGTCCACTGTAACTGCGCTCGTGATCGTTCTGGTACTTCTTATCTCTGACATATCTCTTAAAGCCTTTGGACAGCCTCATTGTTTCTTACCCATAATGATTTGTCCGTTGAGATCAAAATGTATCTCGCCCATCTCTGCTAAAAGCTGCAAGCGTGGATAAATTGCACCGCGACTCTTGCCAATTTCATCGGCAATCTGATGTTGTGTGGGAGTAAACCCATGTCGCTTATAATGTTTTTTTATTACCTCAAGTGTTTCAATGGCGTTTCTTTGTCGCCTGTTTTCAATCGATGTCGTCATTTTGAATCTCCTTGATTGTGAGGGTTTTATTGCGTACAACACGCGCTTCTGTGGCGGGTATAACCTTTGTGACCTCTGGCTTCGCCTTGTATCGCCTAGAACCCCATTTGATCTGATAATCGCCCACCATGGCATGATCGCTTTCTTGCATCTGTACTTTGATGGCGGTCTCGCTGTCATCAATGATCTGCTTGGCGTTCTCAATAATGCGTTTGGCAGCTTGAATGTCTTGCACCTTGGTTTGTATGTCATCTGGCAGTTCAACAATCTTATCGACCGACTCTGACCAAATGATGTTTGCATCAAGACTGTTTTCAGGCTCGAAGTAATTGCGAGTCTTTATGCGTTCATCAAAATCGGTTGCAATCTCTTCCAACCACGAACTGAACTCAGGGTCACGCTCATACACGTAAACCCTGAGATCGGTCGAAGCGTACAAGACCACAACAGCGCACCAGTCTAATCCAGCACATTCCATAAGCCCTTGGGCTTGGAACTTGCCTCGCCAGTCTGGAAGATCATCATCTCCATAGTCTCTTGTGGTCTTGGCTTCTAGGATGCCATCACCAATCAAACGCACTTCTTCGTTACTAGGGGTAAAGATATTTTCAGTCAGATCGGTTTTGACAACCAAGGGGGGTTCATCTCCTTCCGTTGCGGTTGCGATGCCGTCAGGCGATCCAGCAAGCGGAAGCGTTTTATGTATTAAAGGCTCATCGATGTCTAACTGCGGGTTTTTTAGACCGAGTCTCAAACAGGCTTCCTCTAAAATTGGATTCTCCAGGACATCGCCCACTCTCATAAAGAGAGGTTGCTTATCGTCTCTGACATTCTCAAATCGTGCTGCCCTGATACAGCGATCCAGCAACTCATTCTTGGTCAGGCCATAGGGGTAGTTGGGATCAAATACCGCTAGTCCAGAACATGATAATTGATAGTCTGGGCTTTTTTTGCCAACCATTACTCACCCCCTTTTGTTGCATCAACGATGTCCTCAACAGACCATGTGGTTAAGACACGGTTCCAGTTCTTGTCTTGGAAGTCGAAATAATTGATGTATGTCAACCCTGTGTATTCGCCTTGATCAATCTTTCGATACGATGCGATACAATCCACAGGTATCTTGAGACAACCTTTTATTTGTGGCACATATGGGTTAATGTATTTGGGCTTACTTGTTGCATGTTGGTACATTGCAATCTCCTTTCTTTAAAAGCGATTGCGCGCGTACATTTACCAACGGTAACGATACAGCATCAACTACAGTAGTTGTAAAAGCTACTTGTATAGCTTCAATTACCGAATTTAACTGAATATATATTATACGCATATATTCAGAGTAAATTTTTTTTAACGATACGGTGCTTTCGCTTGATTTTATTGGGATGGGCAAGATTTCTGCCTCATCGGTTAGTAATATTCTAGGTGTGTCATAGGATAAACACCTAACAAGGGGTTTTCGGTTATTATTTACCAAAGGGTCAATCATTGAACATCCCTTGATAATCTACGTTCACGAAGGGTTAAACGAGCATAATCCAAGATGCGCTGGGCAATAGCAGCCTTCATCGACATGCGAAGCTCGGCGCGTTTAATGGCCCTTAATTCTTCCAATACTTCTTTAAATACATCGATGGTGTTATCCAAATCATCTATGGTCAGCATGGGTATATCGAGTCGTTTGGTTCCCCATCCAAAATAATCAAGGTGGTAAAGTTCCTGATTTTTTTTCTTGGTGGTGGGTAAAGTCATGCCTGTTTTGTTCTCGTGTTTCTTCATTGTTTGCATAATATATTTTTTTTGTTTATTAATTGTCAACAATTTTTTATCAATTCTATTTATTTTTTTAATTCTTCTATCTTCAAAACTAAGTTTCTGACATTGCTTGGATGCCAGGTTCTCCCATAGCGTGACTTCACCCCATCGCCGTTAAGCTGATTGGCAATGTCCTGATAGGTGTTTGCCCCACCCTTTTGAATCTTCTTCACCACAGGGCGCATCGTGACCGCAAAGTCATTGGCTCGTCTGGTGTGATCTTCCGAGGCTTTTTTGGTGGCTTCCTTGATGTTTGGATTGCCAAACTTCATGCCTTTGGCTTTCAGCTTTGCCATTGCCTTTTTTGTGTTGCGAGAAATCTTTTTGCGATTCTGTGCCACGATGTTTGCCATCATGTCCATCGGAATCCAATGGATGCCCCAAATGTCGAGTGCTGCAAATTTCAGGCCATACTTGTTGTATGCCTCTAACATCAGGCTCACAAACTTTAAGTTGTTGATCCTGGAACCGAGCTTTGGACTCAATATGTTGGCTTTGTTTTTGACTGCATATTTGATTGCCAATTCGAGTTTTGGCATGTGATAAGGATTCCTCGATTTCTCTTCGATGTATTCCTTTAATATGTGTCGTGTCTTGCCCTTATCACGAAGGGGTGGATCGGTCGCTTCCTTGAGCTGGATGCGTTTCTCTTCGATGTCATCGTCACTGATGTAGTAAGTCACGAACCGTGATGTGCGCCCTACTTTCACCTTCCCGACATCTGCGAAATCATCTTTTGTCATATTGTTCTCCTATGATGATTGTATTGAATTGAATATCTTGTTGCCAATATCGTTCACATTTTCTTTGGCGGTTTCATCCATGACGTGTGCATATCGCATCGTGGTCATTGGGTTTTTGTGTCCGAGCAAGTTGCCGATCTCAGGCAATGTCAAATTCGCTTGCAATCCTTGTGTCGCAAACGTGTGTCTCAGATCGTGCAGTCGCAAATCGTCAATCGAGGCTTGTGCTTTGATCTTCTTCCACAGTCCTTTCGGGTTGTTTACAGGCAGTAATTTCGTGCCTGTGCGTTGCAATGAATTGATGACTGCCATGGCTTGATCGTTCAAATGAATCACTCTAGGGCCATCGTGGTCATCGCTCTTGTGTTGCTCAAGGATGATGTGATTGCCGTGCAAATCATTCCATGTGGCAGATGCCAGCTCACCCTTTCTGCAACCTGTCCAGATCAACAATTCAATGAACTGTGCCGATGCTCGGTTGCGTGGGTTTTGTTTCTCGGTTTCTAAGGCACTGAAAATGCGTTTCAGCTCGTCTTGGGTGCAATATCTTTTGCGTTTAATGTCAGGGTGTCTCTTGATGCCCTTGCATGGGTTCTGCTCGACCATTTCGTATCGCATGGCAATGTCAAAGGTGCAACTCATAATGCCGATGCAACGGTTGGCAATGCCCTTTCCACTTTTGCTGATGTCGTAGAATAAATCGACCACATCCATTCGCTTGATGCGTTTGATGTTCTTCTTGCCCAATGTGTCTTTGATGTGTCTCGACCATATTCGTTGCATGGAAGATACAGTTTTCTTCTCTCGGCGATTGAGGTCGCACACATAAAGATCAAAAGCATTGTTAAGGGTTTCCATTTCGTTCTCCTATATAAAACTTAATCAGGTATCACAGACGTTTTTAAATCTTGCTCGTATTGATTCCTGGCCTCGTTGAAATCATCCCATTTAATACCAGCTGAAAGAATGATCTCCTCATAGTCATCATATGATCCTGTTGTGTGATCATATTTAACTAGGGCATCAAGAAGGGCTTTGCCTTTGTAATATAGTTTTTTGGTTGCTCTATCCATTTCGTTCTCCTATGTATTTTTTGTGTATAAGTATTGTTCTATTTATATCTAATATATAGACATATATAGAAATTGCAAATACCATAGGTCTATTCTTTTTAAGTTGTAAATTATGAATAAACCCAAATACAAAGCATTGTGGATTGATCCAGAGATACATGCTCAAATCCTTTGTTTATCGGACTTTCAGAAGCGCAGCATCAAAAATGTAGTGGAAAGAATACTTAAAACAGCAATCAGAGAAGAAGCCGAGAAAGTTGAAAACGGTGAAAAATAACAGCGAAATATAGGAGATTTGCGCGTGTCAAAGAAGAGTAGAACGAAGGGCCATAACTTTGAAAGAGAAGTTGCGCTAATTCTAAACGAGGCTTTTTACCTCGCCGATCTACCCATCAAACTACAACGCGATCTCAGTCAATATCAGGAAAGAGACCGAGGCGATCTCGTTGGTCTTGAGGACTATGGTTTTGTGATTGAGTGCAAACGATATGCCAAAGGCAACAAACCCCTCACCGCTTGGTGGGATCAAGTCACTACTGCTGCCGATTATCAAAATGCAATCCCCCTACTCATCTACCGATTTGATCGGATGCAATCAGAAGTGCAATTCCCCTTGATGATGTTCATCACAGAGGATGAGCATCAACCTGAGTTCAACGAATATTTTGTACGCATGGATTTCGATAAATTCTTGCACCCATTCATCTCTTATATAAAGGCGAAGCATGAGCAGTCTTGAGAAAGGCGATTTCGTTGACTTTTTGGATTTCATCAAATCCTTTTATCAGGGTTATGTGGAATCTTGCAAATCAGATGACAAAGAACCATTGGAATACGAGGCTTATGTGGACACACGATTCTTTTGGCTCGTGGATCGATACAAAGAGTTTAAAGGGTTGGTGCATTGATGAATCAAAAAGATTTTTTTAATGAAGAAAAACTAAAGCCAAACAAGGAAGGGCAGTTAAAGATTATGCCTGTCTCCGTTTTAGATATATCTGCTCAGAAAAAAAGGCAAGAAATAAGCCATGAAAGCAATAGCTCACGATCTGCGTTTAGTCCGTTTCCAGAAGAAATTTCTGATATTTGTTATGAATATTATTTAAGAGATTCAGAAAATATTTTTGATCCTTTTGCTGGTTGGGGCGAGAGAGCAGAAAAAGCAATGCAATATCAAAAAAATTATATCGGTTTCGATACTTCTGAAGAAGCAATTATCTCAGCTAAAAACAAGGGGTTTGCAAACATACACGCTAACAGTCTCCATGATGAAATTCCGAAACATGATGGATTGTTGACTTGCCCACCATATTGGAATTTAGAAAAATACGATGGGCAAGGAATCGACCAAGCAAAAACATGGGAAGAGTTCAAAAAAGAATACAAACAAATTTGGGATCGCTGTTATAAAAAAGCAGACAAAGGTTCAACATACTGCGTAATGGTCGGCGAGTGGAGAAAAAACCATGTTTTTTATGATTTAGAGTTTGTTACAAGAAAAATATTTGAAGAGCTTGGCGCAATACTTTTTGATCAAGTTGTCGTGAGCAGAAAAAAAGTCAGCAAAATAAAAATTATGCTGCCACAAGCAAAGAGGCTTGGTTATTCGGTCAGAGTGCATGAGTCTCTGTTGGTGTATAAAAAGAATGAATCCTAAGTTTGAAGATTTTAAACGGGTGGTGGTCGCTCTATTTTTGGGGGCCATCGTAATTTTAATCACTAATAATTTATAAGGAGAAGAATATGAGCTTATTAGGACTAAACGATGCAGCAGATGACAAGCTGTTCATCCGATATATGCCGTCTACTAATGGATGGTTTGTCGGCAAAGAAGATGAAGTGGATTTGAAATACTTTATCTTGAACCCAAGTTCTGTGAAAACAGGATGGGGCAAAATCACAAAAGGAGAAGCCCCTGAATGGGTGTTTGATGAAGCTCTTGGAAAAAGAGCGATTCGACCAGGTGACACGGAAGAAGAGAAGATGAACTTCAAACGTGGTTTCTCAGTGGACATGTTTATCCAAGAGGAAGGACTAAGAACATGGTCAACCACAACCACTGGATCAAACATTGGTTTTGAGAACGCCTACACCGAGATTCATGCCCAACAAGGAGAGAACGTGGGCAAGTTTCCCGTGATCGAATACACGGGTTCAGAGGCGATCAAAATAGGCAAAGGCAATACACGAGTGCCTCAGTTTAAGTTGGTCAAATGGGTCGAGTCGGATGAGTTCGAGAAGAATGAACTCAACGGTGCTTATGAGGAGCCTAGCTTTGATGAGCCAGTGGCAGATGAAAACCCAGCAAGTGACGACAGCGATATTCCTTTCTGAGTAATATCGTCACCCAATGGCTAGGGTGGGTTTGTTCTCCTATCTTCCCACCCTAGACCTATAGGAGAGAACATGATTGAAATCAGTCAACACAGCAAAGAGATCGCTCTGGCCCTACTGGGCGAGGAGAACAAGCGACTCAGCAGTGCATATGAGTTGAGATACGGCAACAAGGGCAGCTTGTCGGTCGATCTCAACAAAGGCACTTGGTTTGACCACGAAGCCGATGAAGGCGGTGGCATGATCAGCTTTATTAAGAAATACCACGGCGAGGATGTAAGCCAGTTTTTAAGGTCGATGGGCATCGAGGATTTGCAACCCGTATCGGTTACAGCACAAGCAGAAAAGCCCGTAAAGAGTTACAGCAATGACGAGATGCGCAACATGGCGAAGAAAGCCGAGTTGGTGTCTCGTTATTCAGACACATTCTGTGTCATGCGGTTTCCAAACAAGGTCATACGACCGTTCAGTCGATTAAGCGATGGCACATGGCAAATGAAACGCCCCAAGGGGCAACTTCCACTGCTGATCTCAAGCGAGGGCGATCAGCGTTTGCCCTGTTTGATTGTAGAGGGTGAAAATGCACATTTGGGCGCACGAGCATTGTACGAGGGCATTGTGGTCACATGGCACGGCGGCACGGGCAGTTGGAAGAATCAAGATTGGTCACAGCTTAAACGCTTCCCCAAAGCGATCATATGGCCCGATAACGATGAGGCGGGTTTTGAGGTTGCCAAGTCGATCAAAGATGAGCTGCAATCGCACAGCATTGACACGGTCATTATTGAACCGCCTGAACACTTCCAGCCCAAAGACGACCTCATGGATGCGTTTGAGCGCGAGGAGCCGATCAATGTGATTGAGTTGGCAGATGCGCGCGAGTATGAAGCAGCCAAACGGGTTGTGTATCAGAAATACGGCGACTTTAAGGACTATGAATACCCTGAGATGACACTGATGATCGGTGATGACAACAACAAGCTCGTGCATCATGGCGATCTGTGGATGCTGTTTGGGCCACCAGGATCGGGGAAGAGTATCGTGAGCCAATACATGGCTATTGCTCTGTCTGCGGGAGTGGACTTTGCTCATTATCATGTTTCAGAGCCTCAAAAGGTTTTGCTAATCGATGCAGAGATGAACCCTCGCAGTATCCAGACAAGGCTAAAAAGTATGACAACAGGTATCTTTGCGGGTGAACCGCAGAGAGATGAGCTGTTGAAACGAGTCAATGAAAATTTTACCATTGTGAGCCATTACGATCAGCCCGAAGGGTTGGCACCACTCAATACGCCAGAGGGTCGAGAATGGTATTTGGACTTGATAGAGCGTGTACAACCAACCTGGATTTGCTGGGACAACCTTCTGAACCTTACTAGCTTCGAAGACAACAACTCGGCAGAAGAGTTTGTGGCGACTATTAATCCCCTACTCCTCAAAATGAGAGCTGAGAACCGAGTGGTTTGGATGCTGCATCATGCGGGTAAATCGGGGAAACAACTCGGCTCAATGAGTAAAGAAATACTCTTAGATGGCGTGATCTCGATTACTGTCAAAGAAGATGAGGACTCGGATGATGGTTTATTGGGGATAGACACAGCTGATTATGAGACCAATTTCATCTGGCGGTTTGAAAAAGGTCGTCACATATACGGATATGATGTGGCAGATATCAACTGGCGATACGGCAATGGATTGCTCATAAAAGAGAAAACGGATCGAGAATCAAGGATCGAAATAGTTGCCAAAATGAAACGTGAGGGGCTGTCTAATCGGCAAATATCGAAAGAATTGGGTGTGAGTAGCACAACCATCAACAAAGATGCAAAAACGGCTAAAAGCCTTATGTTATATGACGATGAGCCAGAATTTTAGGGTGCAAACCCTGTTTTCAAAAAATGGCTCTAAAAAAGGGGTCAGGTTTGCGGGGTGCAAACATGGGTGCAAACCTTTTGCCAATATGGGGTTCTCACTTAAAGTCAATAAATACAGGGGTTTCAGAGGGGTGCAAACATGGGTGCAAACCTCACTGCAAACCTTCGATGCAAAGTGCAAACATGCAAACCCTGTTAATAAAGACAGGGTTGCAGTTGGCATAGGCAAAAATTGCACTTTTTGGGGCTTATATACTTATGAGTGATTTAAATTACAGAATGAAGAACATCAGAGACGAGGCTTTTAAAAAGAAAAAGAAAGAGTCCAACGCGATCTATTCAAAGATGTTGAAACACAAAGCAGAGGCATCGGCTCGTTATGGGTGGGATCGAATCATAGAGATCATATCGCCTGATTTGAGAAAACGATTCTTTCGGCAACAACAACTGTTGACGAACTCATTGATGGAGAACGACCCAGACGAGATCATTAAACAATCCGAGGGCATGATGCGTGGCATAACTGCCCTGGTTGAATATGTATCTGAACAAGGATTTCAAGAACTCGATCCGAACATATGGATTACCAAGCATCACAAATTGGGTGTGCAAATATTGATTGCATTGGATCGAGATGCTTTGGCGAAATGTGCTGCCATTTGTCAGGCAGAACCACCGAGCCTGTATTTCAGTATCAATGAGATATTTTGCATGGTTCCAGAAGATACATTTGATATTAAGAAAAGATTTAAGGAGAACTTTGGAGATGTGAGGATTGTCAGTCGTAAACCGATTGACATTGATAAGGAATCACAGAGCTTTATTGAAGATGAAATACTTTATTAATAATGGCCCACTACAAAAAACAATTTGGCATTTCAGGGGAAATGCTAACAGCGACCTATTTTCTATTGAAAGGCTTCAATGTGTTTCAACCGATTGCGACAAGCTCAAGGGATTTACTCGTGGAGATTAGTCAAGGCAAATATTATGGCGTACAGGTAAAGAGTGCCATGAATCCTTGGATAGACCCAAAAAGAAATAAAACACGATATAAGTTTAACTTGAAGCACAGCTCAACAAGTGTTCCTTATGACCAAGAGGTCGTTCACATATTTGCTTGCGTTGATCTAAGAACAAAACTCATCTTGTTTTATCACAACTGGGGCCAGAAGAGTAAGGCTGCAACATTGGATTCGTTCACTAAGAAAGCAGAAGAACAATCATTTGTCGAGATGCTAAAAAAAATTAAATAAAGTTTACAACTACCATAGGGTTATAATTATGAACAATGAAAATGAAAACGAAAACCAGAAGCAAGAACTGACATTGGAAACGGTGGCTGCCTATTGGACTCATCGTGGCTTTGTAGGCAAAGAGCTTGCCATAAGAATCGCAGAGACAATGAGTCGTGGTGAAATCGTAGACAATGGCAATGATGCTTGCAAGGTGTGTGAGTAGATGGCTGCAAAAAAGAAAGTTGGAAGGAAGAGGATCAACCTTGATCCAATCAAAGTTAAACGATTGGCTGCACAAGGACTGAGTCAGAAACAAATTGCAAGATCATTGGGTGTGTCCTGGAATACACTCAATCGTAATCGCAAACGATCCAAGTCATTCAATGAGGCATTTGAACAAGGCGTTGCTGATGGACTAGATGCCGTGACTAACTCTTTGTTTGAGCAAGCACTTGATGGGAATACAACTGCATCCATATTCTTCTTAAAGAATAGAGATGAGGCGAGATGGCGCGACAGAGTAGAAACAACTCACGATCACACATTAAGTCTCACAAATGTCATTGATTCAGCTAAAAAAAGACTCATTGACATCACTCCTGAACCAAAAAAGATTACCAAATTGGATGTGTCTGAATGATATTGGTCATTGCACTAAAGCCAATGAAAGCATTGTTGACGTTGACAATCAGAGGAATCAAAGACAATTACTCTGATAGTTTTGAGCCTCATAAAAGAGGGGAGCGACAGTTCAAACCGTCAAACCAGTTCAGGAACCGAAACTGGGTTCGAGTTGGGCCATCGCTGCCAGCAAATGCAAAATTTAACCAGGCAATCGCAGTTTTTAATCAGGGAAATGCTCTGAAACGCCTGAAAACATTGGGCAGAGCCGTTTCTGTTATAGAAATGGCACCGCCATTCCAGCTCGTTTCGGCAGCTGGATCGCTGCTAGACCCCCCAGGTCGATTGCAAACGGGGGGCGTTTGTATTCGTACCCCCGAACTAAAATTTTTTAATTTTTTATGAAAGTAAGGATTACACATTTAGACGGCAAGATACCCAATTTGGCACTGATGAAGCTATCACACTGGCATAAACAGAAAGGCGATGATGTTTACTTTACTAAACGATCCGCGCCCGATATGTTTGAGGCTAAATATGACCGAGTTTATGGTTCTTCTATTTTTACGTTCAGCGAGAAGAAGCAACAAAAATTTTTGCAAAACTTTCCCAATGCTATTGTAGGCGGCACAGGCTTCGAGAACGGCGTGACAATAGAGCAAATTATCGGCAAGTCTGTTTATGAAAATTACGATTACGAAATCTATCCTGATTTTGAACACAGCATCGGTTTCTCACAAAGAGGATGTCGTTTGAAATGTAAATTTTGTGTCGTAAGCAAAAAAGAAGGTAAAAATGTGCATAGTAATTGGATCGATGAAATCTATCGCGGCGATCCACACCCAAAAAATTTATTGTTATTGGACAATGATTTCTTTGGTCAACCCGATTGGGAAGAAAAAGCCAATCAAATCATAGATGGCAACTATAAGGTCAGTTTTAACCAAGGCATTAATATAAGACTGGTTGATGACCGTGCTGCTGAGACACTGCCAAATATTAAATATTACGATGCGAAATTCAAAACCAGAAGGCTCTACACAGCATGGGATAACTTAGGCGATGAAAAAATATTTACAAAAGGTGCTGAGAAACTAGCCAAAAACGGAATACCAATGGGTCACTTAATGGTTTATATGTTGATTGGTTTTAAAAAGAACGAGACATGGGATGACATATTTCATCGTTTTAACACGCTTATTGACCTTGGTTGTATGCCCTACCCTATGGTTTATAACAACAACAGCACAGAACTAAAAAAATTTCAGCGTTGGGTCATTATGAGGCATTACCAATTTATACCTTGGGATGATTATTCGAAAGTGAACAGAAACAAGTTTTATAAAAAAGACACAAGACAGGTTGATATATTCAATGAAATACACCCCTAAACAAGAAGAAGAACTGATGACCGATATATGGTCACTCACCATAAAGGATTCGCCTTTAAACTTTGTGCGTTATGCCTTCCCTTGGGGCATCGAAAACACCCCCCTTGAGGACTTCACTGGCCCGCGTAAGTGGCAAGAAAAAATTTTACGAGACATTGGCAATCACATTCGCAAGAACGAAACAATCGATCTGCCTGAGATGTTTAGACTCGCGGTTGCCTCTGGTCGTGGCATTGGCAAGTCGGCTTTGGTCGCTTGGATCATTCTTTGGTTTTTATCCACGCGCCTTGGTGGCACAGTCGTTGTATCTGCCAACACAGAACAACAGCTTAGATCGAGAACATGGGCAGAGCTGGGCAAGTGGCTCACCCTATCCATCAACGGTCATTGGTTCGCAAAGACAGCGACCACATTAAGACCGCAAGCATGGTTTGAAGAATTATTAGTCAGAGACCTAAACATCGATTGCGGCTATTACTATGCAATGGCTTCTTTGTGGTCAGAAGAGAACCCCGATGCATATGCGGGGCTGCACAGTACCTTGGGTATCTTACTGATTATGGATGAGGCAAGCGGTATTCCCGCACCGATTTATTCCGTGTCTGAGGGCTTTTTCACAGAACCCACAAAGAATCGTTTTTGGCTGACGTTTTCAAACCCAAGGCGCAACACGGGGCCATTCTTTGATGCGTTTCACTCAAAACGAGCGTTTTGGAACACGGAACAGATCGACTCACGCGATGTCGAAGGCACAGACCAGGCGTTGTTTCATAAAATGATTGAGCAATACGGCGAGGATTCCACCGTTGCCAGAGTCGAGGTCATGGGTGAGTTTCCAAAAGCCGATGACGACACTGTGATTCCTTTGGAGTTGGCAAGAGCAGCGGTTAATCGGGATGTGGAATTAACCGCATCTGAAGCGATTGTGTGGGGTTTGGATGTGGCCCGCTTCGGGGGCGATAATTCTGCGCTGTGTATTCGTCAAGGCAACACGGTATTTGAGATTAAAACATTTCGCTCAATGGATTTGATGCAGCTTTGCGGTGCGGTCAAAAATATTTATGACTCTGCGACCGCAATGAATAAACCGCAAGAGATATTGGTCGATGTCATTGGTCTGGGTTCGGGTGTGGTGGATCGTCTTTCTGAGTTGGGTATGCCAGTGCGCGGTGTCAATGTTGCGGAATCGCCCGCAAGTCGCAGAAACTATTTAAATCTACGCGCCGAGTTGTGGTTTGCGATCAAAGACTGGCTCACAAAAAGAGATTGTCGTTTGCCAGAGGATGATGAATTGATTGCAGAACTGACCTCTCCGCAATATACTTATACAAGTGCTGGCAAGATAAAGATTGAAGCAAAAGAGGCAATGCGTAAACGCGGCATCAAGTCTCCCGACAAAGCCGATGCGCTGGCACTAACGATGGCAAGCACCGCTGCAACCTTTACAGGTGGCACGATTTCCTCGATGGGGTATAATTTCAAGAAACCCCTGAAATCAAAAATTATACGAGTGGGATAATCACACATGGAATATACAGATACCAAAGGGTCATACGGAATTAAAGATGACGAAGAGATGCTTGATTTGCAAGCGGTCGTCAAAAGCGAAATGGAATCCGCACAGGATTTCATCGAACAGATTGGGCAAGAGCGTGACGAGGCAACTCGTTATTATTTAGGCAAAGAACCTGGCGCAACTTCTGAGTTGCAATCGGAATACATCTCGACCGATGTCAGAGACAGCGTGTTATTCATGCTGCCATCGATCATGCGTACCTTCTTTGGCACAAAGAAAGTGGTTGAGTTTGTACCGCACTCTGCCGAGGACATACCCTTTGCCGAGCAGCAAACGGCGTATATCAATCACATCATCCAAGAGAAGAATCCAGGCTTTCAGGTCATGTACAACGCCTTCAAGGATGCACTCATTCGTAAAACGGGCTTTGTAAAAGCCTATTGGGATGATTCGATTACATCCACTTGCCACGAGTTCAGCAATATTTCACCTGAGGATTACACCGCACTCATCATGGATGAGGATGTCGAGATCGTTGAAGAGAAAATGGAAATGGAAACGCTGACGATCATAAACGAAATGACAGGCGATGAGATCACCGAAGAACGCCCGATCAGTTACGATTTAAAAATCAGACGAGTCAAAGCAAAAGACCAAGTGGTCATTGAGGCAGTACCGCCCGAAGAAGTGTTGATTTCTCGTTCTGCAAGAGACATACACACTGCACCTTATGTGGCACATCGCATGGTGAAAACCATGAGCGAGCTGATTGCCATGGGTTATGAAAAAGAAGAGATTGAACAATATTCGGGTACAGGCGGAGCGTATGACTCGGCTGAGTATGAGGCGGAACAAGCAAGGAACCCCATGAGTGAGGTTATGTATGCCGACCGCCCCGACCCCGCTGGTCAAGAAATACTGTATGTCGAACATTATTTATTTTACGATTTGGATGGCGATGGCATTGATGAACGAGTGCGAGTTTGCACACTGGGCAATGGAATGAACATTGTCAATGCGATGCCTTGGGATGATCTACCGATCACCATCTTCTCCCCCGATCCCGAACCGCATACTGCCATTGGCTCATGCCCAGCAGACTACCTCATCCCTATACAAGCGGCGAAGTCTCAGATCATGCGAGACACCCTTGATTCATTGGGCCACGCCATCTTCCCTAGGCTCGGAATCGTTGAAGGCCAAGTGAACATTGATGACGTTTTAAATACCGATATCGGGCAACCGATTCGTATGCGCGCGCCTGGTATGGTGCAACAACTGACCACGCCGTTTCAAGGTCGTGAGGCATTTCCTGTGCTTGGCTATTTAGACGAGGCAAAAGAGAATCGCACGGGTGTTTCCAAAGCCAGCGCGGGTCTAAACGCCGATGCGTTGCAATCATCCACCAAAGCTGCCGTTGCTGCCACCATGTCAGGGGCGCAAGGCAGAATCGAGCTGATTTGCCGTCACTTTGGCGAGGGTCTGCGTGACTTGTATTCGCTTGTAAACAACCTGGTTATTAAAAACCAAGACAAACAAGATGTGTTTCGCTTAAACAACGAGTTTGTGCCTGTTGATCCCAGATACTGGGATGCAAACAAGGACATTGTGGTCAATGTCGCTATATCCAAAGGCTCGGATGAAGAAAAAATGCAAGTTCTGGCACAAATGGCGGGCAAACAAGAGCAGATTTTACAAACCTTGGGGCCACAAAACCCAATGGTGAGCTTGCAACAATACGCAAATACTTTGGGTCGGATCATCGAATTGGCTGGATTCAAGGATGTGAGTGCGTTTATCAACACCGATATACCGCCAATGCCACCACAGCCACAAGATGACAAGCCCGATGCTGCTGAAATGTTGGCACAAGCAGAAATACAAAAAGCTCAAGTGCAAGCACAAAAGGCAATCATCGATTCTGAGACGGATCGCATGAAACTGATTATGGAAGATGACTTTAAACGCGATGAAGCCGAAGCGGATATACGCTTAAAGGCTGCTGAACTGTCTGCCAAGTATGGCGCAGAGATCAACATTGCTGAGATAAATGCATTGATGGAACGAGATCGAGAGACCATTCGACAACTTGCCAAGTCACAAGCTGCGGGATTGTTTAATGGCACAGGAAGCGGATAAATACTACGATTTAGAGTTCCTAGATGACCAGGGCGACATGGTTTACACCGCCCAAGGAATCAAAGCTAAAAATTTAGAACACGCACGAGAGATCGTGTTGT